GGCGGAATCGGTAGACGCACCAGACTTAAAATCTGTTGGGCATTATGCCCGTGGGAGTTCAAGTCTCCCTACTCGCACTATATAAAGAAAAAGGAGATGTCTATGTCTCAGAAATACAAAGTTAGTACTGCCTTTTGCTGGTATAACGAGGCAAGTATAATTGTGAAAATGTATTTCATAAATGAGATACCATTTACTTTTGATGAAATGCCGGATGGACATCTCTATGATCAAGATTTAATCAAAGAAGCAGATAAGAATCAATCATTTGAAGCAGAAGATCTTTATAGAAATTCCAACTACTTAATCGAAGAAGAAGCACACCCATGCTTTTTCATGATGGATATTGAAAATCCACAAGATCTACCTGATGAAGCACAGGTATCATATGACGAAGAGGATCTGCTGGGATAAATAAAACATAGAAATAGTATAGAAGCAGTAATACAATGCCTCTGAATAAGTTAGACAATTTTATCAAGAATACTGAAGGTCGTATTTTATATGTGAGTCCTTCTGATTTGGACTCTACTGATAGCATTACTAACCAAGGTAATTCCCTTGCTCGTCCCTTTAAAACCATTCAAAGGGCTCTCTTAGAAGCAGCAAGATTTTCTTATTTAAGAGGTGATGATAATGATGTGACTGAGAAGACAACGATTCTTCTCATGCCAGGTGAACATGAAGTTGATAATAGACCGGGTTATATTATCAGTGGTTCTGGTCCTACAGTAACTCCTCAAGGAGGACAATCTGTAAGACCAATACCACTAACATTAAATTCTAATTTTGATTTAACACAAGAGACAAATGATCTTGTAAAGTTTAATAGTATTAAGGGTGGTGTTATCATCCCTAGAGGAACGTCTATTGTTGGTCTCGACTTAAGAAAGACTAAGATTCGTCCAAAATATATTCCAAACCCACTTGACACAACAGTAGAAAGTTCTGCTATTTTTAGAGTAACTGGTGCATGTTATCTTTGGCAGTTCTCTATCTTTGATGGATATGGTGATGTTTATACACAACCCAACTCAAGTAGCACGACTACTGCTACTTTCTCTCACCACAAACTTACAGTATTTGAATATGCTGATGGTGTAAATGAGCAAGAAGGTGGATTGACAGATCTTCAAATGTATTATGGAAAACTGTCAATTGCATATGGAACTGGTAGTGCGAGAGAAATTAAAAATCCATATCCAGATTTGAATAGTTTTGCTCCATTAAGACCAGAATTTGAAATTGTTGGTGCATTCGGGGCAGATCCAATTCAAGTCGATACTATTAAGGCTGGAGATGGAGTTACTCCTACTAATGTAATTACTGTACAAACCACAACACCTCATGGACTGAATGCTGGCACCCCAATTCGTATCAGTGGAGTTGGTGGTAGTACTCCTCAAGTATATAATATCTCTACCGTAGTTGTAGAGACTGATGAAAATAATGATAAAATATTTACATATCAGGTAAGTGATTCTCCATCAGGTATTCAACCTAGCCCACCAAAAAATGGTTCGGAGAAAATTACTATTGAAACTGACACAGTATCTGGTGCCTCTCCATACATCTTTAACATCTCCTTACGATCTGTATGGGGTATGAATGGAATGCACGCCGATGGAAGCAAGGCAACTGGTTTCCGTTCAATGGTTGTTGCACAGTTTACTGGAGTATCACTTCAGAAAGATGATCGTGCATTTGTAAAGTATAATCCCACAAATAGAAACTATAGTGATGCATTATCAATAGCAAATGCACAAGGTTCCGATCTTTCTAAAGGATCTTCATCATCCGGAACTGTATATCATTTAGACTCTGAAGCAATTTATAGAAAAGGTTGGGAAACAACTCACATCAAAATTACCAATGATGCAATCTTGCAGATTGTTTCTGTGTTTGCTATTGGATATAACAAGCATTTCTCAGCAGAAAGTGGTGGTGATGCTTCAATTACCAACTCAAACTCCAACTTTGGTCAATTATCATTGATTTCTGATGGATTTAAGAAAGAAGCATTCGAGAAGGACAATAAGGCTTTCATTACCCATATCATTCCACCAAGATCAATTGTACAAACAGAAGAACCGATTGATTGGTTAAGTATCGATCTGTCTCTTGCAAATACAACAAGCAGATTATATCTTAACGGATTTAATACAGAATCAATAAAACCACCAGTACTGACACAAGGTTATAGAGTTGGTGCGAAAGTTAATGATAGATTATTTTTAAAAGTTGCAAATGTTGAAAAATCTGCAAGCATTGTAATGAGTAATGCTACTGCAGAATCATCATTTAGACAAGTTAATATAACTAATGTAAATGCATCTACAAATACATTTACTTCAAATGGTCATGGATTTTCTAATAAAGAAAAAGTAATTATCATCAGTGATGATGGTGATTTGCCAGAAAACTTAAACACCAACATAGTTTATTTTGTTTCTGGTGCAACTAACAACACTTTTAAACTTGCCGCATCAGAAGCAGAATCGGTTAGTGGAGAAGAAATTTCAGTATCGGGGGGAACAAATTTAAAGGTAATTAGTAGAGTATCCGATAAAGAAGCAGGAGATGCATCTCACCCAGTGAAATGGGATTCTGGTGTTGGTAATTGGTACATCACTGTAAGTCCAACCGGAAATACAATTGGTGCAATCAGTGGAACAGGAGCATCAGAGCCTACATTCCTTAAGAGAATTGAAGATACTAGATCACTTGACGAAAAAATTTACAAGGTAAGAGTTGTTGTTCCAAACCAATTCAGAGGTGCAAAAACTCCAGAATCTGGATTTATTCTTCAAGAGTCTAGCACCACAGGATTTAGAACAGATGCTGATGCTACTAGAAGTTCTATTAGTGTTACCAATCCAAGTTTTGGTTCTAATGGAGATTATGATTTTGACAGAAATCCAAGATTTATTAGCACATGCTCTAGATCTAGTAACACAGTCACTGTAGTAGCAGAACTTCCTCATAACTTAAATGTTGGAGATTCTATAAGAATTAGAAATGTACACGACTCTACTATTACAGGAGTTGGTACCTTCAATAAAGGATATAATGGAGATTACACAGTCAGTGAAGTGACTGATGCAATGACGTTCAAATATGTAACGTCAGAAACTCCAGGAAACTTTGAGAATGATACTTCAACAAGAACTGTTGCTGAACTGCCAAGATTTGAGAGAAATGATCTGCAAACTAATCTCTATGTTTACAGAAATGAAATCATTTCGGAGTATGATGAAACTAATAGGAATGGAGTTTATCATACATACCTCCTTAATGCAAGTAATAAAGTAACAGAAGAATTTACTGACTTAGAATACAGTCAAAATGTAACTGATCTTTATCCTCAGTTGGATAGAGATAATATTGATGATAATCCATTATCAGCAAGGACGTTTGCATCTAGATCTCCTCTAGGAGATGTTTCAACAAATGATCTTAAAAAGAGTGTTACGAGAGAATCTGCTGACAAGTTATTAACTAATCTTGGAATTGGACTTACAATATCTTCAGTTTCTTCTAACCTTACTAGTGCAAACATATCTTTCGAAAGAGATCATGGACTTGCTGGTATTGTCACTTACACTACTCTTGATGGTGGAAGTAATTACACCACAGGAACATATAATAATGTAAAACTTCTTAGTGGTGGTAACACAGGAACATGGAGAGGTGCAACTGCAAATGTTGTTGTGGATGGTAGTGGAGCTGTTACTAGTGCAGACATCGTAAGTGGTGGATCAAATAATGATGCCACAGAAGGATTATTCTTTGAGTCTGCTAGAATTGGTGTAGGTGGTAATGATGCTAGATTTAATATTGGTGCATCTGGTTGTGAAGTTGCTGTTGGTAATGTAGTCCAGTTTACCGGATCTACTACAACTCCAGATACTTATCATAGAATTTCTTCAGTAAATTCCACAACTCAAATTTCTATTGCAAAAACTTCTGGTGATACGACTATCACTGATGATCAATATGCTATTGTCATAGGACCTTCAATTGCAATTAGTAGTGTCCTTGGTGATGTGATCACTACATCTAGTGCACATGGTTTAGTTGTTGGTAATAAAGTTAGAATTATTGATTCTAGTAATAATAATGTTGGTGACTTTATCATTGCCAATAATACATTAACCACAGTCACTATAACAGGATTTAGTGCTGCAACTACTTCCGGATACATTCTGAAGCACGGAATGTCATCAAATGATGCAGTTTCTGATTCCACAGGAGAAAATCTTGATGTAAGAGGATTTACTGTATTTGATAACGATACGGCAACTTTAACACAATCAGGAAATATTAATGATAGTCTGACTACATTTAGTATTTCTAACAGTGGAATTGGAACTGCAAATAGATTCCCAATTGGATCTTATATTCAAATAGATAATGAGATCATGAGAGTTGCAAGCAGCACTTTCAGTGGAACAAACAGTGATAAAATCACAGTTGAACGTGGAGTATTAGCCACTACAGCATCTTCTCACGATACAAATTCTTTAATTAGAAAGGTAAGAATTCCATCAATAGAACTTAGAAGACCTTCGATTCTCCGTGCTTCTGGTCATACATTTGAATACCTTGGATATGGTCCTGGTAACTATTCTACGGCACTTCCTCAAGTTCAGGATATAACTCTTACTGAGAGGGAAGAATTCTTGTCACAGTCTCAGGAGAGAGCCTCTGGATTGGTTGTTTATAGTGGTATGAATAACAGAGGTGACTTCTTTATTGGAAATCAGAAGAAGTCTTCTGCTACTGGTGAAGAGACTACTTTTGACACACCGATTCCAACTGTAACTGGTGAAAATCCTGCTAGATTGAGTGTCGTATTTGATGAAGTTACCGTCAAAGAAAGACTAGTAGTTGAAGGTGGAAAGTCTAATCAAATTCTTTCGCAATTTGATGGCCCAGTCAACTTCAATAGTGACATTAAAGTTGATGGAACTGCTAAGTTCTTATCAACAATAAAGTTCACCGATGCTCAAGATAATGCATTCAAAGATCCAAATACTGGAGCAATTCAAATTGATGGTGGACTTGGAGTAGATAAGAATGTTTCTATTGGATCTTCATTACATGTTGCAACTAATCTTGAAGTTAGTGGAAACACTCCATCCACCAACACGACTTCAGGATCATTAGTAGTTACTGGTGGTGCTGGTATTAGTGAGAATCTTCATGTTGGAGGAGCTTTAGCTGTTGGTGGTAATTCCACATTAACAGGTGATGTGACCATGGTTGGAAATCTCGATCTAGGTGATAATGATAAGATTAGATTGGGTGATAATGATGATTTAGAGATTTATCATGATGGATCTGCCAGTTACATCAGTGATAATGGAACTGGTCCTCTAAGATTTATTTCTAATGGTGGAGGTGGAAACGGAGCATTCCTGTTCTCATCTACTGGTAGCAGAATTAACATGAGAGTATATGGAACTGATGGTAGCACTAGTGGAGTAGGTGTTGGTTTATACTTTAATGGTTCTAGCAGCACCTCAGATGCTGCAACTGGTAAGAGACTTGAAACAAACAATGATGGTGTAACTATAACTGGAAATCTTTCAGTAACAGGAGATGTTATCGCATTTGTCTCTGACGATCGACTTAAAACAAATAAAGTTGGACTCACAAATGCTCTTGATAAAGTAAATTCATTAAGTGGGTTTACTTATAACTTCAATGAAATTGCCGGTGCTCTTGGATTCTCAACAGAAACATCTGAAGTAGGTGTATCTGCCCAAGAAGTTCAAGCAGTTCTTCCAGAAGCAACTAAAGAAGCACCAGTTGGAAGTGAATACATTACAGTTTCATACCACAAATTAGTTCCACTTCTGATTGAAGCAATCAAAGAACTTAGTGATAAGGTCGATTCATTGGAACAAAGACTAAATAACTAAAAAGTATATAAAATGGCAAATTATCCCAAGTCATTTAACTTTAGGAATGGTTTACAGGTTGATAATGACAATTTTGTAGTAAATTCTGCTGGTCTTGTGGGGATAGGGACATCTTCCCCACAAGCACCAAATAAATTGGATGTTCATGGTGGAGCAAGAATTCTTGGGTTGGCAACAGTAACAACACTGGGAGTTACTGGAGTATCTACTTTTTACGACGATCTTAAAGTAGGAACTGGAATTAGTTTTGATGCTTCTGCGGGTGAAATAACTGCTACAAATGTGGTTGCAAGCACCTTCAATGGTGGTATCATTGTAGCTATTGCCACTGCCGGATGGACTTTTGAGCATGGAGGAGCAGGAATTTCAACATTTATTAGTGTGGGTATAGGAACTACCTCAGACACTAATTATGATTTAAGAATAGGATCTGGAATATCTTTTACTGGTGATACTGGAAGTGCTTTTTACTCTGGAGTAGTAACTGCAACAACATTTGATGGAAATATTGATGCTACACATTTAACGACGGGAACAATTCCAGATGCACGTTTTCCTGCAACACTTCCTGCAGTTTCTGGTGCATCACTGACGAGTTTAAATGCAAGCAATATTTCTTCTGGAACAATTGATGCTGCAAGAGTTCCTACTCTTAACCAAAATACAACAGGAACTGCTGCTGGTCTTTCTGGATCTCCAAATACTGTTCTCGGCGTAACAACGACTGGAAATCTTACTGCTGGATCTATTGTTGGTGCAGGACTTTCGGTAACTTCTATCGGTATTGGAACTGCTATACCTGCTAATACATTTCAACAAAGAGAAACTGGTGCTACAGAACTTCAGGTCACAAGTGATACTTCAACCGCAAGTGTAACTGTCGGTAGAGAACCAGGAACTGCTAACACAAATAATGCAGAATTTAGATATGGTGGTGCTGTCGGATTCCCATATAGTACTGCACAATCACTTGATTTAATCAATTATGGAACAGGTTACTTTAACTACTATCTAAGTGCTAATAATTCCAGTGCTGCGGTAGGAGATTATGTTTGGCATAAAGGATCAAATAATGATCAGTTAATGGCTCTTACCAAAGACGGTAATTTGGGAATTGGTATTACAAATCCAACACATAAATTGGATGTTCAAGGTATTTCTACTTTTACTGGTAATGCATATTTTAGTAATAATGTTACTATTGATGGAAATTTAAATGCGACATTTGTTGGTGATGTAAAAAATCCATCAAATTCTGTCATCCTTGACGTATCTGAGGCACAATTAAATGGTAATGTAAACACCACAAGTGGAATTTCTACATTCAAAGATGTCGAACTTTCTGGTCGAATCGGCATCGGAACAACTGCATCCTCCAATCCAGTCTCAGTAAATGAACTTACTGTTGATAGATTTATGGTCGATTCTAACGGAAAAGTTGGAGTTAGAACCGATTCAATTAATACCAATATGGAATTGGATGTTAATGGTGACATTCAAGCAAGACATGGTTTAGTTGTTGGACCAACAACAACACCAAAATGTGCTATTGACATGTCAGGTGTTGTTGATATTGTTGCCGATGGTTCTTCTCGTGCACCCATTGCTTATATGATTCCACCAAGATTAACAACTGCCCAGAGAAATGCACTAACCGACACTGGTGGTAATGCACTTAGCTCTGATGAAGCAGGTGCTACAATATACAATACAGATACCAACAAACTTCAAGTTTGGAATGGTACAACCTGGAACGATTGCTTCTAAGAACTTATGACTATTAAAAATTCAGGATCGTCATTATCATTCACTGAGATTTCTAATGAGTTTGGACAACCACCTGGTAAAAATATAGGTGCATATCGTGTTAGTCAAAATGTAGGTTCATTATCAAATTTGCCTCTGGATAGTGGTATTCCACAATCAGGACAAATTGCATTTAGTGATTTTTACGGAAAAAGACTTAATAATGTTGTAGATTGTCATAGTTCTGGAGGGTCTACAGTAAATGCCAAGAGTAGATATAATAATGGAAATGTTACTGTTATTGGTGGGTTTAGGTCTAAAAAGGATTCAAATAGTAAAATCATTATTAATGTCAATGCAACATTTAAATCAGACAAAGATTCTGTTCAAAAATGTGCATTAAGAACTGGAACTTATGGTTCTAACGTTATTTTAAGAGTTGATGTTGGTAGTAATGGACAAATTTTTGGTGCCGGTGGTGATGGTGGTGATGGATCTGATGGTACTGGCAGTGGAGAAAGTGGTAAAACTGGAACCAGTGGATTGGGTATAGATCAAGAGTCAGAAGGTGGAGCAAGTGTAGTTATCAATAATAGTGGTTTAATCTCTGCCGGTTTTGGTGGTGGGGGTGGTGGAGGCGGTGCCTATGATTATGATAAAAATAGTAGCAGAACAGCCTCTGGTGGTGGAGGAGGTGGTGGAGCAGGAAATCCTGCTGGTAAAGGAGGTAATGGTGGAGAAGAAGGTTCTGATGGTTCTGATGGTGGTGACGGTGGTTCCAATTCTGCTGGAGCAGGTGGTGAAGGTGGCAATAATGACGGAGAAGCAGTAGGTGGTGAAGGTGGAACTGGAGGAAAATTTGGAGAGAGTGCAAACGATGGAGGAAATGGTTCGGGTGGAGAAGAATCGGGAGGTGAAGGTGGATCTGGTGGTGGAGATGGTGCTGCTATAAGAAGAGCAAGTGGTGTTTCGATATCAGTAGTAAATAACGGAACAATTAGAGGATCTACGAGTGCTAGTGGAGTTTCATAAATAAGGTAACTAAACTTTTCGTTATGGCATTTGAGTCTGATTTGATTAGAAGATATCGTGGTGCATTTTCGAAAAAAGAGTGTAAGGAAATAATAGATTATATCAATTTTTTCGAGGATAATCACATTTTGTCATATGACAAAAGTAATTTACATAAAGAAGATCATAAAACAGTTAATGTTACACATGATTATGATTTTGTGGGATCAAGTAAACTGTCTTCAATGGTATTTCCAGGATTCAAACCATGTTTGGAGGAATATCTAGAAGCATTCAGTGTTTTGGGACAGAGAAAATTTTTATTACATGACTTGAAACTGAAAAAAATACCTCCAGGTGGTGGATTTCATGCGTGGCACTACGAGAATGGTGCATTGTCTGTTGCACCAAGACAATTTGTCGTTCAATTATATTTGAATGATGACTTTGAAGGTGGTGAGACGGAATTTTTATATCAACAGAGAAGAGAAGAAGCAATAGCAGGAGATGTTATCATGTTTCCCGCTTCATTTACACATACACACAGAGGAAATCCACCTTTAGGTGCAACAAAATACATAGCAACATCATGGGGGATCATACAAGATGAAGGTAATATTTAAAATAGTTGCATATTACCCTGATGAGGATAGGATCGAGGTAAAATTTTGCGATGAAAAATCAAACATTCCAATCGATCATTATAACGAATATTCTATAAACTGTTGTGATCTGGAAACGAGTGATCCAGATCTTTTCTCAGACTCTTTAATTAGAAAATATGGATTGAACATAGTTGAAAATCAAATAAATAAACGACCAACAAATTCATATAATCTTTCAGAATCTATATGCTCTGATGAACTAAACTTGAACGATTTGGTGGGTAAAGTTATAGAGGGTAAGTATTTTTCTAGACCTAGATATCCAATTAAAATGAAAAGGATTGATTTATGACTATTAAAAGATTTTTTAAAAAATGCGAAGAGTTTACAATATGCTCAGAAATTGGTGATGCTGGAGATTATTTCCTGGACGGGTATCCAGATAACTACACAATTTACCATATTCTGTTGAAAGGTAGTGGGAAATTAGGTGCTCCATATGAATCAGAGTATCTTGAGGATGGTCCATACGTGCTAGTGAATACGAAACAATATCTTTATAAACAAAGGATTTACTATGGATCAGAAGATTTTCATATTGTTGGATTCAATCCACTAAGACCTGAACATGATTGGGATGGAAAATTGGTAACAGAATCTTTTACAGGAGATAATAAAAGTTGGTTGATATGTTTTGATGGTAATCCTATCGTAAATGGAAAAAAATTAAGTAGATGGGACTATGCAAAACTAGAAACTAAAGAATATGATGTTCAACTAGATGGTGGATGTCTTGGTTTATTTACTAGATTATGATGGAAAATATCGAAGCCGAAGTATTTTCTGACCCATTCCCTCATGTAATTTTTCATAATTTTTACAACAGACATGAACTAGATTTAATTTGGGAAGAACTAGATTTTTATACTAGACCTGGGAAATTTTTAGAAGCAAAAGATTTTGGTGGAGTAGTCGATAAAACTAATTCACATGCGTTGCTACTAGATGACATCTATAAAGATAAACATAGAAAATTATCAAACATTCTAACTGTCAACAGGAAAGTGTTTGATAGTTCTGTTTTGGAAACTTTTGCAACGGCACATGATTGTTGCTCTATTGCTCCATATTCTAATTGGGATTGCACCAAAACGAGATACTATCATAATGATGAATATTATGAACCACACACTGATAAATCTATGCAGTTTCTTGCTTTTTCATATTTTCACAAAGAACCTAAAAAGTTTAGTGGTGGTGATTTAATTTTTCCAAAGTATGATTATAAGTTTGAATGTCCAAATAATTCACTTATCATGATGCCAGGATGGGTAGAACATGGAGTGTCAAAAGTCAAAATAGAAGACTCGGAATATTATGATGGTTATGGTAGATATTCTATCACATCTTTCTTCGGAAATAAAAAAGCTTGACACAATGTCGAAATCTATGTAGACTACCTTTGTCTGGGTTGAAGATCGCAGTATAAGCCACTTAGAGAACCGTCTGCTGAGTTCATCAGTAGGCGGTTTTCTGCTATAATGTCTTCATTGATTCAAGCACACATGACCGTCACTCTGCGTCCTCACCAGAAAGATGCTCTTCATGCCATGCTAAACCATCAGAAGGGTCAGGTGATTGTGCCGACAGGTGGTGGTAAGACAATGTGTATGATCGAGGATACGAGGATCCATTTCAAATTATTTACCAATCAAGTTCATGTGGTAGTAGCACCACGTATTCTTTTGGCAGAACAGTTGTGTTCTGAGTTCTTAGAGCACGTTGATGCACATGTGATGCATGTTCACAGTGGAGAAACAGATCACTTTAGCACTACTAAGGCAAAGACTATCAAAGCATGGTCTGACAATGTTGATGGTAATCGACTCATTTTTACAACATACAATTCACTACGTCGTATTGAAGAGTCTGGTATCAATGTTGATACGATTTACTTTGACGAGGCTCACAACAGTGTCAAAAGAAATTTCCATCCTGCTACAGAGCACTTCAGTTCTGCTGCTGATCGTTGCTACTTCTTTACTGCGACTCCGAAACACTCTGTTGCTGTATCGAAACCAGGAATGAACAACTATAAGACTTATGGCAACATCATTTGCAATGTTCCTGCACCCAAGTTGGTTGATGAAGGTTACATTCTGCCACCTAAGGTCGTTGTGAACCAGTTACCTCAGGGTGACTTTAAGATGTCTGACTGTGACAATCTGATCTCTACAATTGATGACAATTCTCTTGACAAGATCTTGATTGCCGCACGGTCTACAAGACAGATTGTGAAGTTGTTGACTGAATCTGATTTCTTTCCTGAGATCCGCAGTAGAGGTTACTCTTGCATGTATATCACGTCTAAGACTGGTGCATTTATCGATGGTGTGAAGGTCGATCGTGAAGAGTTCTTTAAGACTTTGAACGCATGGGGCAAGGATCCTGAGAAGAAATTCGTTGTATTGCACCACAGTATCCTATCCGAAGGTATCAACGTAAACGGTCTGGAAGCAGTCCTTTTCATGCGGAACATGGATTATATCGGAATTAGTCAGTCAATCGGTCGTGTGATCCGTCTAGGAGGGTCTGAGAAGACACATGGGCTTGTCTGTGTCCCAGTTTATGATAGAGTGGGGATCAACACTGCTAGATCCGTTCAAGCAGTTGTTGATACCGTCTTTGAGCAGGGTGAACCTGCCATCTCTGTAATCCGTCGATGAATTCCATGACCACAGCAACAATGCAACAGCACTTTATTGATCACCTTGAGAAAGGTGTTGACTGGAACAAGGTTTTCGGTGTTGCAGACTCTTTGTATGCAGACAAAGGATTTGTCACAAATGCAGACAACTTCACCCGTGCCGCAGGTGTAGAGAAAGCAGTCGCACAGTTCTCCAACCTTGTTCGTGTGGACCAAAAAGGATACGACTTTCTCTACGGTGAAGAGAAGATCGAAATGAAGATGGGAAAAAACCTCTTCCAAAAAAGAAATCCCCACGCCACAAAGCAGTTCAAGGTCAAGAACTTCTATGGTGAGAAGAAAACTCTTGAAGACTTTAAGACTCAAAAGACTTTCGACTACATGATGGTGATTGATCTGACTGCTCGTCGTGTGGTGGTTGTTGAAGACAACATCGCCCGTCCACTGTATGAAGAGTATGGTGATGGTGTTCACATCCGACTGGACATTGGTAACTACTACGAGTGTGACCTTGGAGAAATCAATCCTGTTATGCCACCTCTCAAACTGTCTCATGGGTACGATAAAGCCATGGAAGAGTTCCTGGATTTCTGATATAATACATAGGTAATCAAGGGAACAAACCCATGAAATGCAAAGTCAAACTCTATGTTGCTGGCAAGGTCTTTGAAGAGACTGTGTATGCCAAAGACTATCAAGAGGCAAAGGAAGTTGCACTGGCACGGAATCCTAATGCAACTGTCGTTGGTGTCAACGCATCGTTCTTTTGATGTCTAACAACTTTTTGAAACCTTTTGTTCCAAGACCAGGAATCCTCGACCCCAAACTTGGGGATCCCCTTGGATTTGTTACCAATGATGGTATGTGGGCTGCTGTTCCGTGTGGAAAAAAGTTCACTATCATACATAAAGGTAGTCCAATAAAGGTTTTAAACACCTACAAACAATCAGTTGATTTTATCAAGAATCAATTGAAAACAAAAAAACGGAGGTCTCCATGAGTGACAAGCACCAAAAACGTCGTGATGCTCTTGGTCTATTTTACGAAAGTGTGTTAAAGCCAGATTCAGAACTGAGGCAATGTGCACACAACCAAGAATGTTTTCACGAGTTGATGGAATGGAGATCTGACATTCTGGAATATCTTGATCAACGTAGGGTTCAGGAGTTCCACTAATGAACCTCCAATACATGTGGTTACTTGTATTTGGAGTTATGATGTATGCTGTTGTGACAGATGAAAATGTCGCAGCAGCATTTTTTTATGTGTCTAAGTTAGCAAAGACTAATATAAAGAGACAGTGGTGGTGGATAACTAACAATCCTCGCAATCCTGTGGTAAAATATCTAATGTACCGTCGTTCTTTGCGTTTAGCTAAGGAGTTGATGGGAAAAATAAATAAAGATAAAGAGACATAAATTTATGTTATCTACTGCATACCGCCTTCGTCTTGAATCTATTTGTCGTTGCATTGCAAACAACGAAGAAGTTCCTTTAGAGGACATGATATGGGCAGAAAAACTTGCTAAAGCACATACTCTTGCTAGAGATTGGTTGAACAAAGCACGTCGTCAGGCATCACAAGATATTGAAGAAGGCAGTATGGACGATTTTATGAATAGGATGGGTTTAGGTGACCCCGATCCATCCAATTATAAAACGGGGTTTGATGGTGCCGATGAAATCGTTGATTGGTTTCAACGTGACAAACCAGATGATTGGAGGCAACGTGACTGAAAAAATTACACCAGAAACATATGAAAAGATGAACGAAGAATTCATCGAAGATGGACTTGCTTTTAGCATCATAGTTCCCACTCAAGAACAAATCGACGATTGGATTGAAAGGAGTAATGATGCTAACTAATTGTACCGTCACTGATAAAGACGGAAAAGTTACCGATTATATCTGGGACGACCAGAAGAAAACCATGGTAGAAGGAAGAATCGAAAAAGAAATCCCCTGGAGTGTACTGCATCAAATTGCAGATGGATTAAAGGGTAGATTGGTTCATATCACCTGTGTAGATCACACTGGTAGACACTACAAAAGAATCGTTATCGAATACGAGGAGCAAAAGTAATGGAAGCAGTTATCTATTCAAACGGAAACCAAGAGTGTGAACGTGCTAAAACATTATTAGAAAACCTTAACTTTCAGATATCTGTATATAAATTAAATCAGCACTTCTCACAAAAAGGTTTTGTTGCTGAATTTGGTGAGGAGGCAGAATACCCACAAGTTAATGTTGGTTTTAGACATATTGGTGGGTTAAAAGAAACACTTCAATACATGAACGAAAAGGGAATGTTCTTATGAATCCTGTTATCCTAATTGCTTGTTTTTCACCATTAGCGGCGATTTGGATTGTAATGAAAGTAGCAGTTTGGTTTTCCGCAGTTAATGACGAGAGAAACTATGTCAGAGCAGAATCCAAAAAACCACACGGACCTTATGTGGCAGATGCATATGCAGACGTTGACGAAGAGGAAGAAGAATATGGAAGTCGCACAGACTATCGATGAGGCACTCTATCAGTACTACACTGTAGAGAATGATCTGCCAGTGCCAAATTGGAGACAAATTAAAGATCCAGATTGGTGGGTACAATACCTTAAAGACATGGGACTTGACCCACGGAATAGATAGTGTTATAATACTGGCATAATAAACTTACATCATGGACTACAAACCCTATTCGCCAGAGTGGCATCGTAAAAGATACCTGAAAGAGGCGTTGGATAAGTATTTTGATGACTATGTGGATGTGGAAACTATTCGGGAAGACATCTACGACATTCTTCATTCTCGTGCCAGTGATGCGTATGAAGAATATAATCGTGTAAATAAGTTAGCAGAATCTCTTTCATGAGTGCTTTCTTAAGTTTTCTTTTTGCCGTAACTTTATGGGTTCAAGTTCCTCAATGGTCAGATGATTGGAGTAATTGTGCTGTTGATGTTCCTGATGCATCTTGCCACTGGTATATTGTTAACGCCGACAATACCTTTGGAGAGGGATTCGACTGGGAAACAGCACCGTGGTATTCAGTAGAAGGTTTACAGGATATCGCAAACCTCCACGATAATGTGCTAGAATCTGGTCATCAGTATACTCTGCAAGCACTTCAAAATCAATGAACTTTACCTCCGAAGAGTTAAAATATCTCAATCGTGTACTAGAGTGTGCTAGCAGTTATACTATTGCTAGAGCAGAGCAAATTGATTTTGTTTCTGTAAGTCATAAAAAACTTCAGCAAAAAATCAAAGATAAAATTCACAGGATGTGCTCATGAAAAAGAATGACACTGTAGAATACATTGGATGTTCTAAAGAACAAGTCAAATGGGGAAATAATGATGATCCTAGATCATGTTTGATCCTTGGAAAGGAGTATATAATTGAGAAGGTAGATGTTCATAAGCAACATACAAAGATCAAATTGTATAATAAGATGGGATGGTTCAACTCAGTTTGCTTTCGAGTAACAAATTCTGAGTTAAATACTTATTCCAACTATGAGACAGACATGGAACCATCTGACATACAACTGGACAGCACTGCAAAGATGTTTGAGTATGAAAAGTTGTCACGGGAAATTGAAAACTGTGATAACATAGACGAGCTCAAACAAACGGCCCGTGCTTTTATCAAACTCTACCTGAAGCATCAGGAAGTCACTGCAAATGCTCTTAAATTAACATGAATTTGATTCAACGTGATGATCCTCGGTATTTCACCCAAACTTCTGATAAACCTTATGATCGACACAAATACAAAGTAGTCTATCATTCTGGTGATTTTGGCAATGACTACAAAATTGTAGATTCTTGGGAGGAAGTACAAGAAATCTGGTGGAATAGTATTCCACAATTCATTTCACATGTTGAAGTGCTAGATAAAAAAACAAATAGTAGAGGTTTTAAATGAAAGAAGAAATGTTAGTATTAGAGGAATGGAGAAAAGTTGTAGTTGATGGCAAAGAAAATTCTTGGTATTCTGTATCAAATTTTGGACGTGTTCGCAGTCATCTACAAGTTGTATCTAGGGGGGCGAAGGGATTTACTACAATCTATAACCCAGATTTCTCTAAAGACCTAGTACTCGTTAAAGATAAAAGGAAAGATGGTTCTCTCTCTAAAATCAGAGTCAGTCTTCAATTTCCTGAAGATTTTTTTGAAGATTATCAATATAGAAGAACACGAGATACTGACTCTAATACAAATAAATCTTGCGATCTGCATCAATTGGTAATGGCAGCATTTCGTCCTATGGATGAATGTCCTCCCAACAGATTGAAAGATTGTTGGAATGATATTCCAGAAGATGCAAAAACTTGGATCAAACAAACTACTATCATTAACCATATTGATCACGATCCATCTAATAATCATGTTGACAATTTGGAATATGTGACTCCCAGAGAGAACTCTCGTGCTGCTGTAAAACATTATGATGGTAATCTTGCAAACAAAGGAAAACAAAATGATGATGAATTTATAGTAATCACTGAACGGAAATACAACCCATTGTTGCAGGAATGGGAAGATGGTCAAATTGAATTTCTTGGTGAAGAGGGAAAAGAGTGCTATAATATGGTAGAAACCATTGCAAAAGAGCGTGGTTGTACTCCAGATGAAGCATTTTGGGGGGCAATTCGAAGGGGACTTAAGGATGAGCGTACAGTTTCGTAAGCATCGGGTTTTTCGTGAGACTCCCGATGTTGTGTTCTATGACATTAGTGTAGATGATTCAAACGCATCTGATCTTGTGGTACATGAAGGACCAGCAATTTCACCACCAGATGATGTCATCGGTGCAAAACAGTTCTATATCCACTATCATCAAGTGGACCATAATCGTGTCCTCTCAGGAGAAAGAACGTTTGAACTTGTGAACTTTGATTGGAAGTTTCCTTATCATATTGTTCACATGAATCGTAAGAGTGGAGCACTGGTAGTTCCTATCGGAACATATCATCGTAGCATCTCAGGTGCTGATGGTTCTATTGTAATCAATCAAGCAGTTAGAGATGATGAATTTGATCCAGACACAGAGTTTATCCCTGTTAGTGCTGGAAACAATCCTGAACTTTATCGAGTTCTTGTACACGAACAACCTGTAATTCATGACATTGGAGAGTAATGGATGCCCGTAAAGAAGAAAACTACTACAACTCCGAAAGCGAAGGTAAAGAATTCGACGACGAGTTCTGGAAAGAATACGACTCGCAAAGCAAAGAAACCTTCATCAACACTTGCGAAGAAACCTACGGCAAAGAAAAGTGTCACGAAGAAACCTACACTCAAGAGAAAGAAACTTCCGATTGAGGAATTGCATCCTTTCTCAGCATTTCCATATCGTTTAGAGTATAAAGATGGAACAGATACCAGAATCTGTCACTTCGAATGTGAAGAACACAGAAACAAACACATCCAACGATACAAACTCCGCAAAGGAAGTTACTTCATCGACAACTTTACCTAAAGATCCTATCATTCCCTCCCTAATGTTTTTGGGAGTGATACTTGCCACATTGAGTGTCATTGTGTTAGGATACTTCAAGGGTAACATGCATTTGCTAACTACACTTAAAAACGCAAAGGAATTTTATGGCTAACACCGAGAAAAAACAATTTGTAAACTCCAAAGGTGATACCTGGGAGTATGAAGAGACTGAAGAAATGCGGAAGGCAGTAGAACGACTGCACCAAACTATTCGAGAACTTGAAGCAAAAGCACCTGATTATGGAGTCGGTAAATGAAACTACTAACACTTGAAGATTATCAAAAAGCAGGAGAAACATTCTGGCCAAAGTATTGGTATGTTGCCAAAGAACTTGGTGAAGATGCAAAGGCAGAAGACATTCTCAAGGTAATGGAAGCAGTCGGTGGTGTTGCACTTCGACTTGCATTAGAAGAAAAAGAAGGCCCTTTCGGATTTAACAAAAAAGAAAATGATTCAAACGGACAAGAAACCAACGATCACAACATCGCTGGGTGGGACTGTTGAAAAACATGTTCCTGAAGATGTTGTTTGGATTGATGATGCTTTCTACATCAAAAAAACACGTTTTGGGTTACATACTAGCATCTTGAAAGAACCTTATGGTGCTCACTTCATTACTGGGATGCATTATGAAGATGTTCTTAAAATGACAAGATGGCATCTAATGTGTCTTCAAGATGGAAGTCTCGATGATTATACTAGAGTAGTAAATAGTGGTGTAGTTGGTGGTAAACTCTGATGTATGAAGAACTTGATTGTTTTGAAAGAGCACTACAACATTTTGGCACACGAGTAGAGATTATCACTGCTATGGAAATGGCAAACAAACTATCTACCGAAGATGCCTATCAAATGATTAAAGAAGAACTTAAAGAGTTGAAAAAATGTCGTAAACAATTGAAGAAAGATGGATGCTGATGATGGTTTGAAAGTTCATCAAAATGATGACGGTACATTCAGTCTCGAATGGGACAAAGATGATCCTAAATGGAATTTTCTCAATGGGATGACATCCAAAGAAATCGTTGCTATCATAGAGGAGGCAATCAAAAATGACTCAGATGTCCAACATTAAAGATGTCACCGACTCTCTAGAAGATTGGGAAGACTTCTGGTATAATGAAGATGTAACTACAGATCAAACATGGCACTATCAAAATCAGTTGAAGAATCACTCAAAGAAGCAGAACAATCACTCCGAAATGCACTAGCTTTTGCTGCGAGACAAGAGAGACCAATGGTTTGTAGTGTCATTGCCGATTTAATCAGTAAGATTGAATCCATGCAAGAAACTGACTCTATTTTGGACAAACTTGAGAATCGCAAACCAGGAGATTCTGGCATGTTCGGTAACATATTTGACGAATAATCCCAAAGAAAATCTTAAATTTCTAGATAGTACTAGATTCTAATGTTAGAATTTGGAAACATCGCACGAGATCTATGACACTTCCATCCAACGGCAAAAAACTGACCAAAAACGAAGAGAAAAGCATGAAAATTGCCCTAGAACAGGCAGATATTCGTGCAATTCACCCCGAAAGGATGGAAGCACTGGCAGATTCTATGGTAACAAAACTGAAAGGAAATGCCACAAATGCTCAGGGTTGGCGCACTACAAGTGCACTTAATGAGTAATTTTCAATAAATAGTACAAAGCTTTACAAAAACTTCACATGGAAAGTATCGAAAAGCATATTGAAAAAGACAAGGAGATCTTGCATGATCCCACTGTCTCACCACAAATGCGTCGTCACATTGAAGGTGAATTGCACGATTTAGAAGAATATGCGGAACATCATAAGAAAGAAATTGAAGCAGGTGACCATCACGATCCATCATACCTTGAGTTGTTCTGTGACCAGAACCCATCAGAACCTGAATGTTTGATCTATGACGATTGAGTGTGACAGTTGAATAAGTGGCACACGGGGCAGCAATGCCCCTTTTTTATGCCCTATAATTACAGAGTAATCAAGCAAAGGCATCATGGGCACTCGTTCCTTGATCGGTAAGCAACTGAAGGATGGTAGCATCTTGGGAGTCTACTGTCACTGGGATGGTTATCCTTCCTACAATGGTCGCATGTTGCGTGACAACTTCGACACTGCTGATAAGGTCAACAAACTGATCGATGGTGGTGATATGTCCTGTACCTGGACAAATGCAGGTTGGAACAATGAAACTCTGCCAGAATCTGGTCCTTTGTATTATACAAGCCGTGGTGAATCTATTGAAGATAATGAACCACGACTCTACAAAGATCTGAATGAGTTTATGTGTGCTGCCGATCACAACTACGGTGCAGAGTATACCTATCACTACACTAGTGCGGGATGGGTCTGTCACAATCTCAATGCTGGTCCCGATCGTCACATGGTCAAGCAGGTTGAAATTCCTGCTGGTCCAGTTGCATAAGTGTCACAGGGCATCCTGAAACCCCATCAGGATGCCCTATAATGTATCCATACACAAGGGAACCTCCCATGACCACCGAATTCGCAGACTACGTTGCTCAGCAGGATGCACGGAACACGATTCAACTAAATGTCCGTAAATGGACTATGATGCTGTGTGATGCCCTTGAGCACAACTTCACTGAGTATAAGGTCCGTTCCTACAAGCGGTCTGCCAACCTTGCAGATCGTGTTGAGGAGAAGGCATACTATGATCTGAAGATCAAGGAAGCACAAGAAAAGTGTGACGTTGAATTCACCATTGCCGAAGGTCGTAAGTACCTGAAGATCATGTTCAAAGATTCTGGTGGTGGTAGCAGTGTTCATGCCTTTGTTGATCGGAAGACCGGTGAAGTTTACAAGGCAGCATCATACAAAGCACCCGCCAAAGGTGTACGTTTCGATCTGCGATTGATTGAACAACGTGAGTGGGTCTTCAAAAACTGCGATTGGGCAGGTGGTTATCTTTACAAGTGATTGACATGACTTTTTCAAAACGACAACTGAAGAAAGCGGCAATGTATTCATTGTCCATTGGATTGATCATCCCTGCCGTATCAGGGATCTTCTATCTTGTTGCACTGGCACCAGCACCGATTGCATTTGGTGCTATACTGGGATTGATTACTTTCCCGGCATTTGTATATGTTTTCCGATGACATCTAAGGAAAAACTAATCTTTGTTGGTTCATTCGTCTGGTTAATGCACTGGGGCACATGTCTTACATCACTCATTCTGGATACGGTTATTCTGAAGAACTCTGTGAGAATGTTACCTCTTGGTTTCTGAATAACTTCTTTCCACGTCACATAATTGATGTGGAGATTGTTCATCGTGACTTAAAAGAGGAACTTGTTCGTGGTTATTGTGATGTTTCATCATATGCGAATAATTATCGTCCCCGTGACTTTCTCATTGAACTTGATACTTACATGACAAAGGAGTTGTATATAAAAACTCTTTTGCATGAACTGACCCATTTGGCGCAGTGGATCCGTGGTTCACTGCGTCATCGTTATGGAAAATTGTGTTATTGTAAAACACCAGTAGAGAATTGGGACTATTGGCATCAACCACACGAAGTCGAAGCACGGGAAGAAGAGGAGAGACTATACAACTGGTGGTTGACTGACACATTTGATGTGCCAGAAGACAAGGTGGCACAGGGATCGTTCCCAAACCGTCTCTGTGCTCTATAATTACAAAGTAATCAAGGGAACACCACCATGAACTACACTCTCGGACAACTTCAAGAAAACGTCAATCGACTGATTGAACAACAAGGTGAAGATGCACATTGTGCGGCATGGATTTACACTGCCGAAGATTGCACCATTGAAGATGTGGATGCCCAGACGATAGATTATGTTGCATTGGACAATCCTGAATTGTCGGAACGTATCTTCAATGAAATTGGCAACATTGATCACATCTATACTGTGATTCAAGAGTGTGTGGATGAAGTGACCGAGGAGGAATGGATGATGTATCAGCAGGAGTTGGTCTGATGGAGACGACGACGGCAACGTATCAGATCCAGGTAACGACTGATGAAGGGTCATTGTCTTTCTTAAGGACAATGCCCACACGTCCTAAGACCAAGAAAGGTATCAAGTCACAGAACACCAGATTGGAGAACTATGCAAAGAAGCAGTATCCCAACTGGACTGAGATCAATGTCAGACTACTGACCAGTTGACGAACCGGCACAGTGATGGCACATTTGTCGTCCCTGTGCCTTTATACTATGTTCATCGAAACGGAGCACATCATGCAACTGACCAATTCCGTGACCATTGTTGATTTCTTTCCTGAGGCTTTTATTGCCGAGGCAGATGATACCAAAGGAATGAAGGTGGTAATCAAACGATTCATCAAACGAGTCACCTGGAAGAAGAATGGTCTGAAGTCTTATAGTGTCGTTGGTATGATCGATGCCAAACACGAATGGGCATCACGAATTGCCAATGGTTCTGAGGTTACTGGTTTCAATGTCAACAAGATGCCACAATCAGAATATATGCCTATGATGTGCTAGAATAGATAATGTGTAGAATTAAGGGATACAGATGACAAAGACGGAATTATCTATTGATCTCAATGTGCAAGAACTAGGTGTTATTATCAGTGCACTGGAACTATTAGACTTCCGTGATGAAAATCAAATTGCCAAAGATTATGGTAGTGCTCCTTCATTGTATAATCGATTGAATGAGATCTACGGACAAATGGACCAAACAATCTGCGGCACAGAAACAGATCCAATTTGCGAACCTTCATTTTAATTATGGACAAGAAAGTAAAAGAACTCATGTTGGCATATATGGACTGGCAAAGGCATCAACCCAAAGATCATCATGAGATTGAAACTCCTGATTACAAAGTGGTGATTGATGGTATTGAAGTTGATATTCCGACAGAGGAAGATCTTCTAACATCATTTGAACGTGAAGCGGCAGAATTAGAAGTGACGGTTGATTATTACATGGAAGAGTTCCTATGATGGATAAAAGGACAAAGTTAATCCTTGCCAAACACCAGGTCGAAGGTATCATGTGTTTGATCAAGGATAACCCTTATGAACAGTATATGTTTATGCATTTGAATACGGTGTATTATGAACTCAAACGACAGTTATCTTTACCTGATTGACTATTGGGCAGGAGAAGGGTTTATTGCATTGATAGCATCTGATAATCAGGAAGTATTACAACTGATAGAAGATGAAGAATCATTCGACATCACAAACCCCGAAAGTATGATGAACAGCATTGTTAATGCACAAAGATTTAAGTTGTCAGATGAATATGAATCTGATATAATAGATGCAATCATTCTCTAAAGAACAATGACTCAAGAACCATTATTCAGAATAGAAGAAGAAGGAACTAATGGATGGTTTCCTCCTGAAGACTGTGATGTCATGTTGACTAAAGAACAGTGTAGAGTAAGGTACAATCAATTACTCAATGATGGATGGGCTCCTGATAGACTTCGTATTGTTCGTGATCGTTAATCTCTAATGAATTATATTCCTCGTATTGATGATTATGTTAGGTGGAATCACAATGGTCATGTAGATGAAGGATGGGTTTATTTTAAGTGTGATGAGTGTATTAGTATAGAGGTAAGGGTAAAAGATAAACCTAAGTGTGAGTATACTAGAGAAGAGAAACATAAAAAGATTCATGTTCTTGTAGTATGTCAGAACTGGTATTGGAATGAGTTAGAGTATGTGAAGAATAGAAGAGAGAATAGTATTGATGAGTATAAGAGTCAAGAGGGAAGATACTTAGATCCACAATAAATTACTGTATCGGTTGATACATTTATAGTTAAAAAATAGGTTCTAAATGGTAATATAAATATAAAACTGTTTTTTGTGTTGGAGTTACTGTGTGGATACTCTGGAGGTACTTCAGGGTGTCTTTGCAGTGTTTTTATGGTCTTATAAACCTCTCAGTTCTTGTGAGTTTGGCCTGCACTCTATCACACGAGGGCATAAAAGTCAAGCACCCCCGCAGAAAAATACACAGATCCACACATTTTTTTATATAAGAAGGCTATATATTATTATGAGAACTTATGAATCGTGCCTTGACTTATGGGCATGATGTCAGTATAATACAAGACCAATCTCGACGAGAAACATGTACGACGACTACGATCTCGACTATACATATAGCAACGAGTTTTATGCATACGATCTCGACGAGATGGTTGAGAATCATATGCATAATACAGTACGAGATATGCATGATTCATACGAGATGCTTATGGAAGACAGTGACGATGATTATGCACGAGATTCATGTGACTATAACGACCTTGCATATCGGCACTATGCATGATAGAATAAGCAAACACCGCACGGGGATCTCATGTACGCACACAAACGAATCGTTAGTGTAACACTAGACATCGAGTGTTATGAAGATTTGGAACTGGAGGAACTGGACTGGCGAGAAGTCCTAGATCTCCAAGGCGATGAGACCGTAGATGTAACGATCAAAGAACCAGCAGAAATCTTCTGATGTGACACTTTCTGAACTGTCCACTGGGTATTGACACCACCTCTTCTTCGTCTTATATTTGGCACAAGTTCAAACCACACCCATGAACGACTTCGACACCATTGACACTGATCTCTGGCATGAGATCATGGAGACTCCAGGAGAGATCTTCGACATCCCCGAAATGCAGGATGATGTGGTAGACTTTGAGAAAGCACTCAACTCCGACGAGGACTTCTGATGCAATTTCAAATCACACAAATTGAGTTTGATTTTGATGATGACCAGGGCACACTTTCTGCTGGTTTGCAAGAAGATCTAATCTGCGATGTTCGAACCACTATTTGGGAAGCATCTGATGAGGATGATCTCATCGAAGAGATCACATGTGCAACAGGTTGGTGCATCAAATCCATTGACTATCGTATCATTCTGAAATGACAATGAACGACTCTGATCTTCATGCTCTCAAAGAGAACTATGCCGACATGATCGTGGACGGCATGGACATGAAAACCCTGGTATCGTTTGCCATTGACTCCATCATGGGGAATCTGGAAGACTACGACGAGCAGGAACTAGAAGAGGAAATCACCGATCTCTACGGTGAAGAAACATTTCAAGATCTTCTCCCCGGTGACACCGTTCAGGTATCATACGGAAGCACACCACAAGAGGCATCATGAGCATCATTGATTTTCGGTCTCAAGCACTAGAAATTGCTGATGACCTTGACGCACACCAGCACATGCTGCTATGCTGTCTGAAGTACATGAGTCAAGACGATGTTGAGGACATGCTCAAGATCAATGACTACATCACTCCTCCAGAACTTGACGAGGAAGATGACAGTTGGTATACTGACCCTATGAGCAAGGCAAGTTACCACCACTACTGATATACTAAGTGGGGGTGATGCATCCCACTCAAAACACATCACATTTCCTTTACTACATTTTCATCATGCAATTCGCAATCTCTGGTTCTTCTGCTATCGAAAACATCTCTGTTGACGATAACACTGCTACCATCACTTTCAACGGTGGTCGTTCCTACGACTACACTGTGAATGATGTCACTGCTTTTGTCACTGCTCTGACCGATGTCATGAGTAAGCAGGAGTCCGTTGGTTCCTTCGTGAACAAGCAGATCAAGTCTGAAACTCTTCAAAAAGTTGCTGCCTGATCTAGTCTAGAGTTCTCGACGAGACCAGAGTATATGCTACAATGATCTCGTCGAGACACTCACCCATGAACACAATCAAAGTCAAACCAATCTCGTCGAGAGCACGCAACAGGTTCTCGAATCTCATGGACAAGAACGAGATCTGCATCATTGAGCAACGACGGGATGGTATGATGTTCCTCACATCACAAAACAAGAGGAATCATTTCTGGGTCAGGGTTGACAACGATCCCCATTGGATGCTACACTGACCATAAGAGGGAAGAGGTTTGCCCTCTCTTGCGTGAAAGTTACCTTGCGAGTCCTGTAGTGTATAACGTATTGGGCATAGTGGGTTGGTTGCTGACCGGGGGTGGTGCCCCGGTCATTTTTTAATGGATTGTAATAATTATTTCAAGGCTGGAGCAGTGTCGATGTGGTTACTTCGTCAACAGCAGTACCCCCTGCCTCCTCTGATTTCTTATAAGATACCACGGATCAGGGTGCTGTGCCGGGTAAGTGGACAGTTTTTGAACCGGTACATGGTCCCTTGTGCTCACCGGTTCCTAGGGGTCATTGTTGGCACATCGAACGGAACGCAACCGTTCACAACTTCATCCCTTCCTCCCATGTCCACCATTCAAGTTCTCATCAACGGCAACACTGTTCAGGGTGAACTTCAACACATTGCTCAAATCTTGGGCATGGTTTCTGATACTATCACCGCACCAGTTCCTGTCATTCAAGAACCCGAAGTAGAGTATACTTTCTGGGATTCCTTGATTAAGACTGAATGTGCAAACGTTCTTCGGGAGTTCTATCCTAATGATGCCGATGAGAAGGCAATTTCTATTCTTGACGGTCTGAAAGTTTGCCGTCGGAATGAAGATTATCGGTTCCTTATTCCGACTTATTTTCAATTCGGTGCCAGTGACAATCTGAAGATTCGTCAACTCTTAAAGTTGGTATCTGCTGCCGATCGTATCATCCACTTCACCAACACCCGAGCATACACTAAACAGCAACTTTCTTCCCTTCGTAGTGAAGTTAAGTTCGCAAGAATGTGTCCTGAGTGTGGTGCAATGGCAAATCGTTTTCACGATGCAATTATGAAAGATTCGAATGTGACGATCTGAGAACCGTCCACCGGGGCAGGATAATTGGTCGATTCTGCCCCATAATTGGATCAATCGCAACCACACCACATGCGAGTCGCATTCAACCCTGCTAGCAGCAATGCCCAACTGGGTCCGATCCCTGCTAGCACCACTGAACCCAAATCCTGCCCTTCCACTTGTCCACTTAAAGAGGTTTGCTATGCTAAGTTTCACTTCCAAGGTGCCAACTGGAGAAAGGTATCAGAAAAGGGCATGGAATGGACTGAGTTCTTATCAAAGGTCCGAAGAATCGCCCCAGGTGCTATCTGGAGACATAACGTATCAGGAGATTTACCTGCAGATTCGGATGGTAACATTAACATCGAAAAAGTTCGGGGTTTGGTATTGGCAAACCGTAGACGTAACGGTTACACCTACACCCACCACATTCTGAATGATGCTAACCTCCAAATTATCAAGGAAGCAAACAAAAATGGATTCACTATTAGTGCGTCTTGTGAATCAGTGGATGTGGCAGATTCTGTCATGACAAAGCACGGAATCCCTGCAGTTGCTGTTATTAACTCTGAAGAATCCCGCAGATTCTTTACAACAACCAACGGACGCAAAGTTGTAGTTTGCCCTGCCAAAATCCATGACAATGTTACATGTGCAACTTGCGGCATTTGTTCTAATCCCGACCGTACAGTTGTTGTTGCTTTCCCTGCTCACGGTACGGCAAAAAAGAAAACTAATAGCATTGTGACGGTCTGATAGGTGGCACACAAAATGGGCACTGGTCACCCGGTGCTCTATTATTAGATCAGTCAACACCACACCGACATGTTCACTTCTCTCACCCGTCGTCAGTCCTTTGGTGCCACCTACCAGTGGGCGATCCTCTCAGTCCTGCCTATGGACAACGGAGACGACGGCATGGCACAGGATGGACTCCGACCGATCGACATCAACACCGCCCTGGGGATGCCGAACGATGCCCGCACCGGTCTCTCAAAACTCCTTAAGAGGATGGCAACACAGGGACTCATCAAACGTCACGAACTTGGTCCCCGGTGGGTAGAGTACACCCGGTTGCTGCCACTGCGGAAACGTGAGAGGATCGCACGGTGGATCTGGGGGTAACCCCCCCCCAGATACCTAGACTAGGATCCTAGACGATAGAACTCGACTAGGATTCTAGACTAGATTCCTCGACGAGATACATCATCATTAACATATAACATAACATATAACAGTACGAGATGTAACATATAACACACACGAGATGTGTGCATTTTTTTATATCTCGTAACACATAAAAATAAGTTCTACCTCCATCCTAGCACACCGCACCCCCACCCCCCCCTACGTTGTGCCACTAGAAGAAGTGGCACCCAACCCCTTGACAAGTCCCGCGGGGGGGACTAGAATAAAAGCAGAAGAAAAAAGAAAATAAAAAAAAAGACGTAAAGTCTTTTCCCTTTTTCTATTGGTAGCATCTTGGGATCTCGATTGCCGGTCTGGATGTGCCACTTTCCAGATTGTCACACTGCCATGGGTGCTGCTGATACCATGCCGGGTGCTGATTGTCAAGGGTTCTGTTACATAAGGAAACGTGATGATTTCAGGATTTGTTTGGATTTGAGGGGTTGCCATTGCGTGATTCCGGGGCAGACTGAGGGGGACCGAAACCCAGACCGATGCCTGAATCACTTGTCTTGCTAGTGGGACTCTCCTTTGTGTGGATTGATGACGACACTGTAACAGTTCGTCATGAGAACCGGGATCGGTGTCGATCGACACGTCTTCCGATTTCCTTCGGAATTGTACAGGACCGCGGAACTGAATCTCGTGAGATTTCCCGTGAGAGTGTGACACCTTTGGAACTGGTTTCAGAATGGGAGGTTTGCTGATCTGAGTCTGTAGACTTCAAATGTCCAAACAACCACAAAGGACCATGAGACACTTTGACACGATCGCAAAGATGAGCATGGGAGCATTGCTCACAATCCTAATTTCTGCAGGGGGACAATACATTTTGAACAATAATGCGAAGGACAAGTGCAGACTAAACACTGATCTGCACTTGATTGTCATTGATTCCTTTATCGGTGACACATTTGGATGCATCCATCATCCGGCATGGGGTCTGCGTCCTAGGGAGTATTGATTATGTTTACGAAAGGTAACTTAGGTGCACAATGTATTCCAAACCCTGACGGATTAGGATGGGTTGTTGTTGCTTTTAACGTCGAAACTAGAGAATCGATGATTATCTCAAACCCTATCTATTCTCTTGCCGAAGCAACAGAACGTGCGAAAAAATGGGTTGGGATTGTCAGACCTTTCGATTTTGACATTTTCGATCAACATTTATCAGAACGTTTAGGGTTCTGATACCATGGGGGATTAACTCCCCTTTCTAGAGTGTTCACACGGTGTGGTTGCCGCGGACGGGATCCCGGTTTCAACACTGAGATCCCCTGAACACTCTACAAAGGGGAGTTCTATGGTATGATTAGCAAGTCCAAACAACCACAAAGGACCATGCTCACAACCACACCTTTCCAGATCTTATTTTGTGACCAGTCTTGGCACAATGAGTGGACCGTAGTGGAAACACTCTCTAGAGAATCTTGTCTCTCTGCGGTTCTCACTGTATGGGAGGAGATCTCAAAGGATATTGAGAACGAATGTAACACCTGGGGGATGATGCGAATTCGCAGAAAGTCTGACGGTTACATTATCGCAGAATGGCAGTATTGTTGCGATGATGTTGATGTTGTGGAGGGAGAATTAGTCCCGTTAGGGTATGCTTGGCATCAGACAAAGTAACACTAACTGCACGGGGGTTAATTAACACTAACCCCCTGCGATCGTTCGTGAACAGCAGTTATTTTATGTTGTGCCCCCCCGGTATATAAAACCAATGGGTCCCCACAAGCTATAAACGACCCAGATCGACCTTTAAATATCTCTCCCATAAAAAAAATTTTTGATATATAAAAACATGGCACAGGATTCAAAGAGATGCAAAAAAATCCGCAGGAAAATTTAACGGTTGTAGAGATCGACCCAGTATCGGGGGAGCATTATATCACAATACCTGAGTGGGTATGTGATGAGAATGGATGGTACGAGGGAGTAGAAGTAAACATCGAAGTCGATAAAGATTCTATAATTGTTCGAAGTGTCGATTGAGTCCCTTGACCTCGTATAGATAGAGTGTTATGATATTGACGTAGTTACTTACAGTTATGGCTAAAGGATTCACTGTTAAAGCAAAGAAACCACCACAGGGCAAAGAAACGGCAACGGCAGAGTGGGACTATGATAAGGCCAAGGAAATGGTAAAGGGCAAGAGCATTGTCTTTTGCCTGCCAGGTCGTGGAGTCTCATATACATATCTGAAAAATTTTGTACAATTGTGTTTTGATCTTGTGCAAGCAGGTGCAAGCATTCAGATTTCACAAGACTACAGTTCAATGGTAAACTTCGCAAGATGTAAGTGTCTTGGTGCTAATGTACTGCGAGGACCGGACCAGGTGCCATGGGACGGTAAGTTGAACTATGACTGGCAACTATGGATTGATAGTGATATTGTATTCAACTCTGAGAAGTTCTGGCAATTGGTTCTGATGGATCAAGATATTGCAAGTGGATGGTATTGTACCGAAGACGGTCGTACCACAAGTGTTGCACACTGGATGGAAGAAGAAGACTTCCGTAACAATGGTGGTGTAATGAATCATGAAACACTTGAGAGTATCTCCAAGCGTAAGAAACCCTTCACTGTAGACTATGCAGGTTTTGGATGGTTGCTGATTAAGTACGGAGTCTTTGAGCATTCTGATATGAAGTATCCATGGTTTGCACCGAAGATGCAAGTCTTTGAGTCTGGAGAGGTTCAGGACATGTGTGGAGAAGATGTATCATTCTGTCTCGATGCTATCGAAGCAGGTTTTGAAATCTGGTGCGATCCTCGTATCAGAGTTGGTCACGAAAAGTCAAGGGTCATCTGATGGGTCAGACGAAGTATACAGTTCTCCATAAGGGCAAAGTATTATTCAAGAACTTGACGGAGGATGAGTATTTTGTTATCATGGAGGACCTTTCGGTAGAGTATTATCAGAAGGGTTCTCCAAGACCTCAAGATCTTGAAACAAAAATCACACAGTATTAAGGAGTATTATGGCAGTTCGTTCAAAGGTTGGTTTGGTCAAAGACGGCTTTATGCCTGGCAAACCGAAAAAGTCTCGTCAAGGAGACGGTAAGAACACGAAATATGCGGCAACCTCGCGTAACTCGGCTCGTAAAAGGTATCGGGGACAGGGACGATAATGGGACGTTGGATTCACAAAGGGGGTAAATCAAGACCCGACAAAAGATTTAAAAATGTCTTGACACCCAAAAAAGCAGCAAAACCCAAAAAGAAAAAGTAATGTATGATATGAATCACGATCATCAATATGTTTTAAAATTGATCCGTGAGCAACAGACCAAACTAGCACCCAGTCTTATACCTGGTGCTGGTGTTGGTCTTTTTGCTCTGGTAGATATTCCAAAAGACACTTTAATCAAGGGGTGTAGAGCATTTAGAGAATACACTGGTATCCAACAAGACTATGTTA